CCATCAGATACATAGGTTGAGGTATTACCTACCTTAACATTAGTGCCACCTGACCCTGCTTTATCTACAATGGTGTCTACATTTAATTGTGAACTCATACTATACTCCAATATCCATTAACAGTGACTGTTGCACTTTGCGTTATAGGACCACCTGACACACCATTCTCATCACTATCTATTGTAATGTCTGCACTTATTGTCTGTCCGTTTAATCTGATGATTGAGTTGTTACCTTTGAATGGGTATCTTGTATCAGCTTCAGACTTTGTGTAACTATTGGCTACAGTAAAGACATCATAGACAACCATTTCTACTATGTCGTTTAAACTCGCTGCTTGAACCAAGACCATAGTTGTACCCGTTGTTGCTGTATAGTCATCACCCGGCACTAACAATATTCCGTTTTGATATACATCCATGTACAATGTATCGTTGTAACTTAGTACAAGTGAGTTGGCATCCGATCCACTGAAAGAAGTTTGTCCAGCCGTGGCTTGATACTGGAATCTACTTCTTACACCAAAATTTTCTGATCTACCTATATAGGGCATTGTTTATTCCTTAACTTGGCTTTGTTGGAAAAGTAATGTTGCTCAAGGCATCATCACTAGGTGTTTGACTTGTAATGTCTCTCAATGCTTGTCTATATGTTTTCCATTTAGCAGACATTGTTACATCAGAGTTTGCCATCCAATCTGTTTCAACTAGTAGTATGTCTCTTTGTCTTCTAAGTTCTGCCATACGTCTGTTAGGTGCATCATTAGTCCATGCAGTATTTCTTGCATCAAACTCTGCTTGTTCTGCATCAGTCATTTCAATTAACTGACCATCAACCATTGTGTTTCCATTTGCCATATTACTTCCTTATCCCATATACTTTAACTATTCCAGAAGTTATGTTTCCACTTTCAAATGAAATTCTTAATCCATTTACAACAACATTTCTTTCAGATGGTAATAAAGCACCACATAGGTTGGAAGTAGTAGGAGTTGCATCTGTATAAAAACTTTGTGATTGTCCTCCATAACTGAATGAATGTGTTGTGCTATTTACATTGTGGCAGTTAATTTTTATAGTTGCTCCTTCACCTGCTGCACTTCCAAGAGTTATGGTATTTAATCCAAATCTGTGTACTGCATTACTCTGTAGATAAGAACTGGCTGAATTTGAACTACATTCAAAAGAATATTTATCACCAGTTAAAACTGAACCACTTTCAAACACAGTCATAATTAAATTAACGCCATCTGATGCAGGTAATAAAGTAGCATATACAACATAATCATCATAAGTAGAGTTCATATATGTACTAGAAATATCAAACTGTGCAACAGCACTTGATATTGTTGAATTAAGAAGTAAATCCATGCCACTACCACTTACAGTTCCAGTAAATGCAAATGTATCTGCTAGGTTTACACCCTCTGCTTGTACTTTAGTTAAAGCCATTAACTACTCCCTATGCGTATGGACTATCGCCTAATACACTTGTATCCCAAGCTGCTTTTAACTTAGCAATAGTATCTGCACTTGATATTGCACTTGCAGCAGGAGCATCTCTCAATGCTTTCTTCTTTGCTACACTTGCAGTCTTTGCAGATGCATCATCAGCTTCTAATGCTTTCATGTACACAACATCTTCTGCTGCTAATAAAGGATTTCTAACTTCTCTAATCTTATCTTGAAAGATTTTTTTAGCTTCAGTTATATCTTCACTTATTGTTGATCCAGATAATGACCATGCATTTCTGAAATGTCTGTCTGATGGCACAGTTGCATCTGCTGCATTAATAGTCTTGCCATCTTTATCTACTATGTTTGTTGTTGCCATTTAAGCCACCTCTTGTTTCTGTATGGTTAATTCTTCATTAATCTTCCAAGCATTTCGCCATACTCTAGTGCTTGGTAACTGTTGTTTAGTACAAATAACCATTCTCGGTTTATTTGCCTTATCGTAATCTTTCCACACATGTTGTGGTAAGTCTTTCATAATTAAATATTCTATAGCTCGTTCTTCTGTCATTGCCTCAATAGGCTTTGTGTTGTGAAGCAAATACCCTCTTGTATGTTTAACAAAATCTGGTTTTGCCTCATCCTTCTTTAACTCCCAGTATGCCTCAACTGGAGGTAAAATACCACCCTGCAATGCACAAGCCATCCAATTAGGGTCAGGATGTGTAATCTTTGCAGGTTCATCAGGTGTTTCTGGGTCTTCCCATACTACACAGTATTCTGTTCTGTAAGGCTCTAACTTTTCTTTTGCCCAACACAGTCTATCCCAAAGATGTGTGCCTTGAAATTCTGGTGTTTCTATTGTCATGCTAAGTCTCCTAAAATACCAAGATTACAATGTGTATGGTCACGATTAGTTGTTGTACTACTACCATCAAATGAATCTTGTTCTTCTCTGTAAGAACCTGTCGCTTTAGCAAAACTGTTAGCTAAATATTGAGTATAATACGAAGCAACAATAGCGTGTACTAAATGACAATAATTAGTATTTCCCATATTATTTGTAAAAGATGTTGTATAATCGCCTGTTCCGTTATCTGTCATTCCACTTACATTTAATGAATCATTTGATGCTGCACCACTTGCACTTCCATCAAAGTTTACCCAAACTTTATTTACACCATTTGCCAAGTAATCTGTATCCACAGACTTAGCTGTTCCACTTATCTGTCCACTTGTTGATAATGTATCAAATGCTATTGTTCCGTTTGCCATTATGCTAGGTCTCCGTGTGTCATAGTTCTATTGAAAGCTTGGTCTGTTGGGTTTGTTGTATCAAAATTTCTAAAGTGGTAGTCCATTCTTGCTGCTGTTGGAACAGCACCATCTGAAGTCATACCACTAGCATAGCTAGAACTAGAGCCTAGATTAGAGCCACTTCCGATGTAATGAGCATTAGCCATATTATTTGTAAAATTTAAACCATAGTGTCCTGTACCTATATCTGTAACGCTTGAAGTGTTAAAACTGTCATCTGTTGAAACAGAAGCATCGTGAGTACACCAAGCCTTCGCCAACCCTTGCTGAATACTTGTCTGATTGCTACCCTCACCTCTAATAGTCATAGAGTTTGCACTTGCACTAACTACAGGTGTTGAGCCAATGGTTATGGTTGTTGCAGTGGACTTGCCTGTGATTGTGTCTAGGATTACTGTACTCATATCTAACCTTTCGGATGCTTGTCTTTAACAGCTTTAATGGCTGCTTGGAACGCATCTCCACCTTGACCTGCATGGTATATCAAATCTAACTGTTCACCTATGGATGGGTATGCTTCTGCTCTGTCTCTTTGATACTTAACCTTATCATAAGCAGTAACTAATTCTTTTTGTTTTGCTAGTATGTCTGCTTCAGCTATAGTTGTTGTATCATTGTGCCATGTTATTTTTTTAACATCATTTTCCTCAACAGATACTTCTGCTTTAGGATTAATTGCTAAAATTGATTTAATTATATTAGTCACCCAGCAATCTCCATTAATGTTATAGAGCCAAATATAATGGCAGTGCTATCACCAGACACATATTTCATATACAGTTGATAAGATTCTTCGCTAGTTGAGCTTGGTGAATCTAAAAAATTTATTACAGTATTTGTAACTCCTAAATGTCCAGAACCACCATAATCATAATGTCTTATATAATTTTCTGCTGAAATTGCTGAACCATCTCTGTATATAACAAATCTTCCTTGAGCATCTTGGCTATTGTTTTGATATACTTCAGTATTATGAGTAGAAAGAACTAATATTTTACTACTAGTACTTGAGGGAGTAATCGTTGCATTAGTATGACTATAATTTACAAAAGATGTAGAAGTGGTTGCTTGATAAGTAGAGCTAACAGCTTGAACAACTTGCAACACACTACCAGTAATATTCAACCCCAAATCAGATGCTTTTGGAACTGCACCTGCACGAGTTTTTATTGCATCTACTCTAATCTCACTCACGATATCACCAACCTTCCACCACTATTCACTGTCAATGTTACACTACTATCTATTGTAAACGGACCAGTAACTTGTGCATTTTCTGTAGCTAATATCGTTGTGTTAGCAGTTAAGTTCTGTGCATTAGTTCTAAACAAACCACCTGCTTTAAAATTACCTTTGTTCTCTGCGGCTGGTGTAACTGTTCCAGTTTGTGGTGCTAGATAGTTTACAAATATATTGCCCGTTCCAGAACTAGGTGCCGCTGAAAATGTTAAGGTTGTGCCGTCTGGAATAGTATATGCAGCGGTATCTTGTACAACACCATCTACAGAAACCAAAACATCTTGTACTGAACTAACGGCAGTCGTTAATGTAAATGTGGTATCCGATCCATCGCCATTGAATCTTTGTACGGCAGTAGTCGTTTCAAAGTTTGTAACCGGTGCTGAACCAATAAAAGGCATTAGGTTATCTCCATATAGCTCATTGTCACTGACAGCTTATCTGTTACAGAACAATCAATTTTAATAATATCTCCTACATTCAAGTTAATCTTATTTCCCGCAAACAATTCTACTGTAGAGCCAACAGGTATAGGAATATTTTTTGCAATAAATGCTGTTGTGTTGGCTGTCTGAGATGTTTGTGTTGTAGTACTTACTAACTGAACTGTGCCAGTGACTTGTGATGTATGTACGTTACAAAGAGTTAATCCTAATATTACAATCGTACTACCGCTTTGTACTGTATATAATGTTTCGGGTGTTCCCGCACTTGCAGGAGCAACGTCTCTTGTAATAACTTTAAATGTATTCGCCATTCTTTATCTCCTAATCAACCCAAAGCAATAGCCAAAGCCGTGGCGTCATCTACTGTTGCAGCTCCAATATCAGAGGCTACTTCTGAAACACTTCTACTTTCTAAACCATTTGCAGTAAATCTAGCATACTCATCGTCTGCCACACTTGCACTGTCAATTTTAACTGCATTAGTATTAGATATACCAAATGTTAAACTAGCTTGTCCGCCAATATCCGACAAGACTTCTGCAGCACTTCTGCCTTCTATTACAGTACCTGCAACTCTTAAAAAGTCATCGTCTACCACACCAGTGGTAAACTGTGCCACATTTGTATTTGATATACCTGTGGATAAAGTTGCTGTTGCAGTTATTGCAGTACCATTTAATGTAATAGCATCTGCCTCTAATGTTCCATCAAAGTCACCATCTACGGCATCAATATTACCTTTAAATATTGTAGCCGATACTGTACCAGTGCTTGGATTATATGAAAGATTACCATCAGATTCTAAACCAACATTTCCAGTAGCAGAAGCATCTTCTATAAAAGTTATTAAATTTTCTTCGTTTGCATCCTCGTTATCTGCAACGCTTACATGAGTTGCATTTACTGCATTTGTTGCATTAGTAACTGTAACACCTGCAATAACAGTATTTAATGCTGTGCCGTTAACTGTAACTGCGTCTGCTTCTAATGTACCATCTATATCAACGTCACCAGAAATATCTAAGTTTGTAAATACTGATGTACCTGTTGCTGTAACAGTTCCGCCTACCGATGCGTTTCCACTTGCATCTAACACTATTGTTTTTGTCGCAGGTAAAGTACAGAACAGTGTTCTTGTGCCAGAACTCCAACTAACTGCATTATTTGAATTAGAACTAGATATGACTGTCGTTCTAGCTAGTGTAGTTCCAGAAGATGTAAATGTACCCAAACCAACTTCAAAGTCTGCACCATCAGTACAACAATAGTAAGTTGTATCAGAATTACTTAAATTAGCAGTAAAAGTCTCAAAGCCAGTAACAGCACCACCTAAAGTATATGTGCCAGTACCAGTTGTAGTCGTGGTTTCTTTTACTCTGTCTGATATTACTAGTGCCATTATTTCAACTC